ATGGGGGAAATATTTAAAACATTATCATCACCATACGTTGCCATAGATACATGATCAGTAAAATCGCATAATAGTGGCAAATTTTCTTCTTTCTTGGCTAATAAATAGGCCATTCGCATAACAATTTGATTAAATATAGAATTAACAATTACAGTAAGTGGATTTCCAGAAGGTTGTGCATGTGTCTTCTGAAGGAGTATTCCATCCACTGAAACAACACTATTCACTATCTCTTCAAATAGAACATTTCTAACTCTAGCATTTTCATCACCATCATCATACCACTGATTTATGATATCACAAATTTTCCACAATATTTCTTGGTGTAAAGATCCATCAAAGTTTGAAAAATCACCAGCAATTACATGATCACCATATCTAGATAATTTAATACCTAGCTTATTCCAATCATTAGAGTACACATTTGTTCCTACGCATATTTCATTATCTATTCGATTACGCATTATACTCTCAATAAAGCCCAGAAAATACTGCCGTATTGCTAGAGTGTAATGCATAGGACCAGCTTCAAAAACTCGTGTTTTGCCTTGTTCAACCTTAGCAATGGGGCGTCTTTCATCTTTGAGTGTTGAAATAAAAACAACTTCGGACCGTTTATTATTTTTCGCATTATTAATAAGTACATCCACAGCTTCTTTTAGTTCAACATTTGAGCAATCCCATTCATCACTTTCACCTAACCATCCACGTTTTCCTGTAGAGGTATTCTTATTGAAAACCCACGGGAATCCGGCAGAAGATATTCTATTTATGCTGTGGGCAAAATCATAACCTTCTACACCTTTAATTGATTCTTCATAAGTCAATAGCCGAATTAAATCATTAGGGGTGTGTTTAAATTGATTAAAGACATCATTAGCTGCAATATTCAAAATATTATTATCCAATTGAGGTTGAATGGTGAATGCTTTACAAATTCCTTTCCTTAGTGGATCCACTAATTCTCCATCTAGCACAACTGGTTTAAGGTAAGCGGGTTTTGTTTCAGTCTTATATATTCTATTGTGAATAAGAGATGGATTAAGTTCTGTTTTAATTGGGTGAGGCAAAGTCTTACTTACTCCAACGCTAAGATAATCACCAGGCACGTTTAAACCAGCATTCGATAAAATTG